GTAATCTCCCCAGTCGCAGTGTAAACAGTCGTGTCTGCACCGATATCGGCGGTAGGCAGATACAGCGCCATCTTGAAAGTATCCCCCGTGGAGGGGGTGAAATCATGCGTGGCTGTCAGTAGCTGCTGCTTGAAGGATGTGGTCAGGGTTTGAGCGATCACGTTATCGGTATCCTCAGTTGACCACTACGATAAGAGTCACGCCGATCAAGCCCGTCGCCAAGGCGCTTCAACTGCTGAATGGCCTCGTCATACCGCGCTTTGTAGAGGAGCAACACATCGCCCTCACCCTTCATGAAGGTATACGCCTCCAGAAGCGAACCATACAAAAGCGCGTCGGAGAAGTTATCACCAACCCACGTTTGCGTGGCAGTAACAATGCTCTCCGGGTAGTAGTAATAGTGGATTTCCGCTTTGTACGCAGCGTCGGGCGTGGGTCCTATAATGAACGTCGATGCATCCCACATGGCATAGTACGCAGGGACCCCGGTATCGGTGGGATTCGGAAACGCCTCCCGAATGAAGTCAACGTCCTTGTTGAGAAGGTACGTTTGCGAAGCAGAAGCATTAGTCGTGGAGTTGATAACTGCCAGACTGAAGGGGGCTAGGAAATCCGAAGGAGCCGCAAGATACTTGTTGTTCCCTGTAAACGCCCCGGTAGAATTCTTACGGGCCGCTGGTAACTGCACGGAATTGTAGATTCGCTGTTCCGCTTGCTGAATGAACGTATTGACTTGCTCCGTGCTTGTAAAATCAGCAGCAGAAGACGAAGACGATCCGTCCTTATCAGTAAAGGTAATATCGGGGAAATCGTTCTCGACATACCCCTTGATCGTTATGAGCAGCGTCGAATAATCCACAATAAATTACCCCATGGGTCCACGGCACTTGATGCCCTTGGTAGCAGCACCATAACCACGCATCACGATCCCGTCTTCCTTCACGTCCGTCTGCGGGTAGCCCGTGTCTTCCTGATTACCGGGTTTGGCCGTGTTGGGCTGCGGCTGCATGTACTTGTTGGTGGGATTCTTGGTATCCCAGCCGGGAAACTTGAACGTGTCGGACATTATCGCCCCCTTTGGTTGGCTGCACGGGCCATGTTGCGCCCTACGCGCTTCATATCCATCGAAGTCGGACCACCTTTCTTGAGGCCCTTCATGGACTGCTGCTTGTCATGCTTCACGTCCATCTTGGACTTTTCCCACTTGTCGAAGCTCATGCCGTGTTTCTTGGCGAGTTTCCTGTCTTGGGCCACGTCCTTGGCCGAACTTTCCCATGCTTTTTCCGACATCTTAGCCATCTTCATCTCCTAGTTAGCGACCCAGTACGTAATGTCCGTAGGGGTGTGGTTCACGTTCGCTTTGAGGGCGAGGTAGTACCCACCGCCGTACGAAACTGCATCGTTCTCAGCATAGTTCGTCGTTGCGTCCCATGCTGCTACTCCGATCATCACAGTACCTACTTCTCCTACAGAAGTCAGGTAGTTTGGCGTTAGCCCTTCGTCATTAGCTGCTGAGCCGCCAACGGGTGCCCAACCCCACTGAAAGATGCGACTGCCCCCTTCGGGGTACCCTGTGTCATTGGGTGTAAGCTGTAACCCACTGGTTCCGGATGAATTATAGCTGACATCCGGGCGAGGTTCCCGTACTGCTTGTGGGTCGTTCACGGGGTACATGCCCAGAAGCAGTTGTGGCTGATCGGGTTCCCAGCACGTAGGGCACACCTTGATAGACACATTCTTGGTCTTGATGACCAAGGTCTTCAGTTGCGTCAGTTTGTAGCGAAACCCGCAACGATCACACTCGGCTATCGCAAACTTGCCAGAGGCAAACTGGTTAGGCATTTCAGGAACCTATGAACATCTGCCGGGGGACAAAGCGAACAGGTGCCTTCTCCCGGTCTTCTTCCGCAGCCAGTTGGAACTGCTGCTCATAATCCATCTTCAGCTCTTGCCGCCGCGCAGGATCAACCCCGGGCAGCTTCATGGACAAGTAGTACGCCAGCCCCGCCACCATGCAGGTCAGGAAACGGAAAGGGATGTCCTGCCCGTTGATACCCGTCCCGGCGTCTTGAATCCGGCGCAGTCTCCAGTAGACGAACGTGTAGGTCTGGCTGTTATCTGGCTTGGGCCAGACGTGAATCTGGGGATACTGGATGACACTTGAGGAGTCCGTGGCCCCGGTCTTGCGCTGGAACCAGACTTGGATGGGTCGACCCGTGGCGTTCTTGTTCGGTATCGTGGCCCACGTACTCACGGAAATCCGCGAGATGTTGATATCGGTCTGGTTGGTGCCCGTACCCGTGCGGATCACATGATCGAGCAGGTCGATTGTGTCTACAGGTATGTCGTAATCAGCAACGTTGTACGTCAGGGTTTCGGTGCCCTGCTCGATAGTCCACAGGTTGATACCCCGATTGGCCCATTCAATCGTGAGCAGATTCAGACTTCTACGGGCCGTACGCACGTCGTAACCCGTCCGAAGCTCAAGACCACAGCGTTCAAACGCCTCCTCGATCAGGGTGTTCAGATCGAGGTTGAAGTCCGTCGTGTCTGTGGTTTTGTAGGCCATTATCTATTTCCTATACGCAGCAGTCTTTTTAGCGATTGCTTTAGGCTGCGAAACAAACTGCTTTCCGGAGGCTTTTCCGGCACGTTTTGCACGGGTTGTGGCCGCGTACTCGGAGGGGCTAAGGGCTTTGATGGCCGCTTCGGGGAGGTACCTTTCGCCCGTTGCCTTACGGCCCTGCGTAGATGGTTTACCACTTTTGGTGCGCCACTTTTGCGCGGTCCACGCTTTGAGACTGGCTTGCGGTTTTGCGAGCCCATTCACTTGTACCCTCCTCCCGACGCCTTGTACTTCGTGGCGAGCATCTGCGCCTTACGAGCTGACCATTGCCCCGGAGCACCACCTTTACCCCCCGCCTTGATGCGGTTGAACAACGACTTACGCATCCCGGGTTTGGTGTAATTCCCCGCTTCATTCACGCGACTTACCGCACCGCCCTTGGCGTACAAGGTGACCGGCTCATCGCCATCGCGTTTCTTGATGGTTCTGACCTTAGGAACTTTGGAGGGGGCGATAGCCCCCATGCCCCTAGAAGGTCTCATCAGCACATTTTCCCACGGGTCTTACCACGGGATTCGATACCCCCACCACGGGCCATCTTGATGATCTTGCCTTGGGTCTTACCCTTGGACTCGATACCGCCGCCACGGGCGTACTTGGCCATACCCCCTTTGTCATACGGAGCCATCGCCATTTGGTCTGCAGCGATATCTTTCTTGGAACGTCCCATCGTAGCTTTTTTCACGTTACCTCCTTTTGCGTATTTAGCCATACCGCCTTTTTTGAACCCCGCTTCCATATCGGCTGCCCTACGGGCATCGTAAGCCGCTTCTTTTGCCGCGTCTCTGGCAGCAACTTGTCGCGCCGTCCCTGCTGCCGCTTTATCCATTGCACCCGCAGTTCGAGCCGCCCTAGCCGCCCCGAGTGCTTTAACCCCTTTAGCCGCAGCAGAAACCATCCGACCCGCAGGGGCCATGGACGCGGCGGTCATCGTGGCATCACGGAATCGTTGGGTATTTTCTTCTTTCTGCTCACTGGAAGGACGGGATTTATCGTACATCGTACGCCCAGTCACAGCCCCTGCGTTAGAAGTATTTGCGGGTGTCTGCGAAGCAGAAGCTTTGGGGGCCGGTGCCCGGGCCAGCATACGCGCCGATTCGTCCCCGTAGTCTTTCTTGGGGGAGGCAAGCTCCGTGGTGTAGCTTTTACCGCGCCACGTGAAGGTTTTATCCCCCGCAGAACGCGCCGAACTGAACGCGTCTTTGAAATTACCTTCCGGGGCGGTCTTGCCAACGCCTTCAAGGTCTACATCCCCACCATCCTCATAGCGCCTGACCTTGCCTCCGGCCTTCATGCCAGTGAACCGTTTCAGGCTCTTGAACGGCATGTCCATCTTGCCGTGCTTGGTGTCTTGTTTATTGATGGATGCGGGCAAACCACCAATTCGAAATTTTTTACCTTTATCCGCCATAGCGTATTCTTTTCCTATGGATTGTGGGATTCCTACTTTCTTGGCAAATGCCGGGTTATGGGCCACCGCCGACATCAGACGGTGCTGCTTGGCGGTCTTGCTAGGCACGTTTCATCCCCTTGAGGGTCTGCGCGAGTCGCGCACGTTGGCCTAGCTTGCCGGGGGCCTTAGCAGCCTTTTCCAGCTTGCCAGCAGGGATGGGCTTGTCGCCCTTTACACCCAAAGACTTACGCAGGGCACCGGGTTTCTTGACGGCGCCAGCGATCCAGTTCTTGGCCATCAGACCATCCGTCCTTTCGTCTTGCCGCGTTGTTCACAGCCACCGCCACGAATGGAGCCGCCCTTCTTGAACGGCTCGCCCATCTCAGTTTTTGTCGTGGGCGCTTTAGCCGCTTTTGCTCTTTCAGCAGCTTCCATTTTTGTTCGCTCCAGTGCAGCACGTTCTGAAGGGGTAGGAATAGGAGACCGCATGGACGCAGCTTCTTTACGATACTGCGCAGCTTTCTTATCATCTTCTGCTGACATTACGTTCTCCTAACAATTCCAAGCCCGCAGGCTTTTGTTGATCCGGCTATTCGGGTCTTTCGCGGTCTTCGCGGAGGTCAACTTCTTCTTCATCCCGGTCATCCTCGCGCAAAAAGAATCGCGCCGGGAGCCTCCTTCGGGTTGGGGTCGCTTCAAACCGGGCTTTCCGGGGTTGGCCGCGTTGTAGGAAGCCCTCCCCTTCGCGTTCAAACCGCCCTTGGGATTCTTGCCTTCTGCTCTTTGCCATGCTGGTGTCTTAGCCATTATGCCGCCGTGCTGAGTGTCTGCTTCGCAGCTTCCATGGAAGGGTACAGGACATCGTTCCCAAAATCGCTTTGGTACTCGTGGATGCCCATGTGCCCCAGCTTGATCGTAGGATCAACCCAGATATCCGTGCCCACCTCACGCGCCCTGTCGCAGAAGAGGAAATCTTCCCCGATGTAGCCTTCGGGCGTTACCTTGAAGTCAAAGAAACTGTAGAGCTTGTCGTTACCTTCCAGCGAATCCTTGTGCTCCCACTCGGGGTGGGCATCGCGCAGTTTCTCAAACACCTGTCGCTGGATCATCATGAACCCGGTGGCCACGCGATAGGCCTTGACCAACCCCATACCATCCATAGAGATGGTGTTCTGGCTGCCGTACACGCCTTCACCGCCATCGAGCGACAGGATGTAAATCTTCCCCGGCTTACGCGACTCGTACGCGCCCGCGACGATGCCCTTGGTCTGATTCCACGCCAAGAGGCGCAACACATCATCGGGGTTGAATGTCATGTCCGCATCGATGAACAGCAAGCTATCGCAGTCGGATTTGAGGAAATTGTGTGCAATCACATTACGAGCGCGAGAAACTACCGAGCATCCACAGATGCTGCTCACTTGGATAGAGATGCCATGCTCCAACACCTGTTGACCCAAGCGCATCAATGACACGGCCATCTTCACACCAACTTTATGGTCGTAGGCCGGGAGGCCGATCATCAATTTTTTACCCGCGAGGTCATACCCCTTTTGGTTTTGCACAAAGTCTCCTGTTATCCGCAGATGATGGTTGCGAAAGTAATCGTGGTCAGCGTAACTACCGTGTAGTCCGTATTGGACCCACCTTGCGTCAAGATGCCGTCCTGCATGTACATATACTGCGCAGCCGCTACAGATGCGGGGGTATCGACTTGCAGTAAAAGCGTACCAGTTGAGCTATTCAGATTGAATTTAAGCGAGCCCGCTGAAGCAGCTCCCACGTAGTACACCCCCTTGACCCGGGTACGCGGCAACGCAACGCTAGTTCCCAGAACACCCACACCGATGTTGCCCGTCATGGTTGCGCTGGGCGTGATGCTGGTAATCTGATCATAGTAGTTCGTTGAATACACCGTTGTGGTGTTGGGCCCCGTGACTACTTCCGTGGTTACCGTACCGGGTGCCGTACCCATGGCATGCCCCACAATCGTGAACGTCTTGGCCGAGTCATTGGCGTCCGAAACAATAGACACCTTGTACCCAATGCCATTGGGGCCTGCGGAGGTTTTTAGCAGGGTATAGGCTGCCGTACCCGTGCTCGCAGCGGAAGCCCGGTAGTACCCAGCATTTGTGGTGGGCGTTACCGCCCAGTTGTTCCCAATTCCAAGCATAGCTAAGTCTCCTTAAAGGAACACAGGGGCCGAAGCCCCCGGAAGATTAGCCAGAGAACGGCGTTGCAAGAACACCAGAACCCTTGAGTTGCCCTTGTACCAACCAAGCATTGGCATACAGGGAAGTAATGGTCAGATAGGAGCCCACAATACCGCCTTGCGTCGTACCGTCCATCGTGATGATGTAGTTGCTCGACTGGTTGGGGAACCATGAAGCACCCGTGGCAGTCGTGGAAATATTGGTCTGGACCATCCCGTACATCAGGTCAGCAGAACTTGCAGACTGGATAACCAGTGCTGCTGCCGTCGTCTTTACGAAGAACGTGAAAGTCACGCCTTGATTGTTCAGGGTATTCGGATCAGCGCCGGGGCCGGAGGACGCCGGATACGCACTTGCGTTGACCGCAGGAAGGGTCAGGGTCATCGTGCCCGCATTGCAGGTGATGATGCGCCCACCGTGGGCAGCTACAGTAAGGCTTGTGCTGGCAGCAATGTTTACTACCGAGCCCGTACCCGCAGAATACACGCCATTGCGCGAAATAATCGGGCCGTCAAACGTGGTTTGAGCCATTTGAATCTCCGTGTGTTAGCACATCCCCGTATCGTCTCTAACAAGTCTGCTGGGGCAGTCGATACGAGTGAAAAATCCCAGACGTTCGAGTACTTTACGCTTGAGGTTGGGGGGTGTCAACCAGCTTATTGGACTTCAGCAGGTTCTCTTCCCGAATAATGACCCGCAAGTTCCAAGGCACATGTAACCCGTACACTCCTTCACCGCGTAGTGGAACGATATGGTCCACAACATATTGTTCACCCGTGGTCTTCGTCATGGTTATGGCTATTTGATAGAGCTGACGGATTTCGGATTTTTGCTTCCGGGTCAACCATGGAGGAGTGGCCTCCCTATGTTTCCTGCGACGGGCTTTCGTATCTGCGCGGACCCAAACCACATTGCGTTTTTTCCATGCTTTTTGGTACTCCCGCTTAACGGATTGAGGCCGCGTGTTCGCGCTGTCGATCACTTGCTGGCGATTCGCCAAATACCACTCATGTTTTTTGGCTTTTACTTCCTCATCGCGGTTGTAGCTTTCAAAATATTCGCGCCGTTTGGCATTGGAGGCTTGCCAATCCTCTCTGAGACAATCCACACAGTCTCCTTTGGTTTTTCTAAGCGCCGTGTGCCCCCGCGAACAGGGTTCCCCAGTGAAATAGTATTTAGCCCCTTGTGCTTTGGCTTCTTTACGGCTCTTCGGGTATTCCATGACATTCTCCAAAAAAGACTTAGTAACAGGGAATGTACCAGAAGAAGTTACATAACGCAACGAAAATAAAAAGGCCACCCGAAGGTGGCCTTAGTGGAGCTAATTACCTGATTCTTAGGTCGAACCAGACGATCCGAAGATGCCGAGCGGGTCACTCCAGCCGAAGCTGTAACGCTCGCGGCTCTTGTAACGTACGTTCCCGGTGTCGAAGTCTCCATCCATGGAATTCGCCAGAGGCGTACGGACGAAGTGCTTCAGACCATTGGGAACATCCGTCATCAGGAACCAGCCGTTCGTGTCGGTCAGGAAGTGGTTGACCCGATAACCCTGCGGGATGGAACCCATCGACTTGATGGCATTCACATCGTTGTTGTTCGTGCCCGTGCGCAGTTCCGTTTCCAGAAGACGCGTAGCCACAAACATCAGGTTCGGCGGGACAATCAGCTTCGTGGGTTTGGCGGCGATCAGCAGGCTACGCTCATCCGTCCAACCTGCGATCTGAATGACCGCGCTTTCCAGCGAAGTCTCGTTCAGGTCGGCTTGGGTGGAGAACGTGTTGCTGTTGGTGCCACCAGACACCAGCGGGTGGGCCGTGTCACACAGAACGCGACCATCGCCACCGGTATATCCGGCAGTGAAAGCGTTGTTCAGGATCGCAGCAGCCTTGACCTGCTTGGTGTAGGCCATCGCACGAGCCAGAGCCTTGGTGTACCGGGACGACAGGGAGTCGTACAGGTTGTCCTCAATCGCCTCTTCGGTGACCGAGAAACCCAGAGCAATGGTTTCGTGGTTGTAGCGGGCGGTCCATGCTTCCTGCGCGTTATCGTAGGCAATTGCGTTGCCTTCGTTCTTCACAGGGGCGGCACTGAAGCCCGACAGCTTGGTTTCTTCCTCGAAGGAACGCTCGGAGGTTTCGGTCTCGAAAATCTCCTTGTGCTCTTCGCCGTAACGTGCGTACTCCATGCCGAACAAAGCGTTCAGACCCGGGAGCAGCTCTTTCAGTAGTTGTGCGCGTGAAATAGCCATTATTTATCTCCTTAGACGCCAGTCCAGCTACGATACAGGTGGACGTTTTGGTTCCAGCTAACCAGAACCTCAACAAACGAACCCGCAGCAGGGGCCGTATCCGGAACCACATCAATGATCTTGAGCGGCACCGTGGAGGTGGTCACTGAAGAATTGATGACCGCTTGCTGCGAATCACCCGTGATGGTGCTACCGGTGTTTGCCACCCACGCAACGTTACCACCCACCAGCGAAGCACGAGCTGCCTGTGCAACCACCGTGGTGCCCGAGACGATGGCGACTTTCATCACCACATCCGGATCATCCGTGACGTAAGCCAGCGTCTGGTTTGCACCGTCCACCGTGTTACTCACCGTTGCCGGGTAGTACTGGGAGAACACCCGCTGCCCCGCCGTATTCACATAGGAACAGCCCATGAACACGCCAAGGAAGTCGTTGCCAGAGTTGGTCGATGTTGCGTTGTTGACCGTTCCGTTTGCGGACATGACCACGAGGTCACCAAAGAAGATATTGGTAGCGTGGCCTGACGCGATAGGAATCTGACGGGTTGACCCCGCAAACACCTGACCGCCCAGCAAATTGACCGGGCGAAAGCCATACGGCTTGTCGATAGTCGGATATGCCATTGTTAAACTCCTAAAAGTGTTGGATTACCGTTGACCCCGACCGAAAGTAGTCGTGGATTTACGCTCGTTGAAGAGCGGCATCCGGGGGTCGTTAGTCTTCATGAAGTTGTTGTCCACAGACTCCACCTGAGATTTGCTCTGCTGGCTAAACCAGTCAGCGCGTTGCTGCACCATCTCTTCGGGGGCCTTGCACAACATCAACCCGCCAACCTCAACATTGCCTTTGAATCGGCTGTTGGGATCAGCGTAGAGCATCATTTCCGGGTGGTCTTCAGCCTTGCAAGGCTCCCAACCTTCCCTAAGCTTTGCGGAAGTATTCGTAGGGTCAAATTGCCCCATGATTGCTGTCCGTATCCACCTGAACGCATAACCCGGAATGGGCTTGGGCTCGGGCAGGATTTGTGGGGGTGTCCACGCCTTTTTCCGTTGGGTAGATTCCCGACTTTCAAGTTCACGCGCCAGACGATTCTCAGCCATTGTTATTCTCCAGTTTCATCATCTCACGGGCATACGCCTCGGGCGACAGACCAAGCCGCTTGGCTATGGCAGTCTGGGACACACTTAGCCGTATCCGTTTTGGCGCAGTTGTCCGTGATACTGAAGCTACAACGTTGTTCGTCTTGGTACGGGGGTTCCCCTTATCCGGCGCATCCGTTTGGCGGGTGGGTTCCTCTTCAAACCGATCAGGAAATACTTGCTTCATCGCCGCGTTGACACGTTCGTAGTAGTCATCGCTGCGGGGGTCTACCCCAGACTCAACTAATTCCTGATGTAGTCCTAACGCAAACCCAGTCATTCGTTTATCGACACCGAACCACGTGTTGTTCGTACGCCACGCTTCAGCCTTCGTATCAACAACTGGGGCTTGTGTTACGACTTGCTGAGTAGGTTGTACATCATTACTTTCTTCTTGTAAAGAGGGTTTTAGCGCCTGAACCTCCCGCATCCGGAGTTTTGCGTCCGTAAGGGCTTCTTGCGCATCGGCAATGAGCTCGGAGTCCCCGGCTTCGTAGGCTTTCTTGAGTTGCTCTTTGGCAGCGGCAATGTCACTGGTAGCCGATTTGGTAGCCTCAGTAACAAACATCCGCTCGCCCTGCCCAAGCTTGGTACGCAAATCCCGCACTTCGCGGTCTTTTGCCTCGGCGTACCGAATAGCTTCTTCCCGTTCACGAGTGGCCCGCTCCTTCTCCCTACGCTCGTCATGCCAGACCTTTTTCATCTGGGCAAAACGGTTTTTTACCCTCTCGTCGTACTCGGAAAGGTCATCTTTCTCCAGCTCCTTGACGGCCTCCTGACGCAGAGGGGTCCGGTTCTGGTCTTCCGGCGGCGCATCATCAACAACTTCCACCTCAATATCCGGGTTATCTACAGCCTCCGTTTGTCGCGCTGCAACATTTTCAGCTTCATCTTTTACCTCATCAGGAAACTTGAATTGGGGATCAGCCATGATCTACTCCTATGCTCGTGCGATTCCGCGAGGGTCTTCAACAACGCCCTCGACAGTATCGTCATTGATGATGCGGAATTCCCGCCCGTGAATCTTCAACCGCGTACCGGCATTGGGGCGAACCAATACGAAGTCGCCCTCCTTGCACCAAGGTCCCGTGGGGAACCTCGCCGGGTCTTTGTAGCAATCCGGCCCCAACTTCATGACGAATAGCACCGTGCTCAGCCGCTCCTCGAAGTTGATGGTTGTTTCCGCTTTCACGATGCCACTGTCAAACTTGTCTTCGATCTCCGGCACCATGCACAGGATATGAAACCCGGATGGTTCCGGTATCTGCTTGGCTTTCTTTTCTGCCGTCTCCGGCAGGGGTGTTCCTTCTTCCCCAATTAACAGTTCACTCATCGTCTTCCGTCTCCAAACGTTTAACGTGGTCTATGAGTATTTGCTTTGCGAAATCCAGACCATGAATGACCCCGCAAAGCTTCTGGTAATCAGGGAAGTCTTTGGCTGACCCCTGCCCCAAAAATTGTTCTAGTTCTGTGCGTCGTTCATCGAGTTTGGAGGCGATGAACCCCAGCGTCTGGGTGACGATCATTGGCTGTTACCCTCTTTTGGTGGTTTTTTCATCTGAGTCTTGTGTTTGGCAATGTGCACGCCAAGACGAACCCCCTCTGTCTCTTGGCGATTATCAATCTCTTTCTCTCGCAGGCGAATCTCATCGGCTTTGGCGGCTGCGTCAACCGCATCTTTCTTTGCCTTGCGGTCCACTTCGGCTTTCTTGATCTGCAATTCTTCCTGCTGCATCTGGATAAGCGGGTCTTGCGCCTGTTGCTGGGCCTGTTGCATGGCTGCCTCGCCTTGGTTTTTCTGCAACAACTGTTGCGCAGCCTGCGCCACCAGTGCGGACAACTGCGCTTCCACTTGCGGCTCCAACGTAACATCCTCTTCGCCCTTGTCTTTATCCGGCATCGGGGGCAGTGCGGCTCCAAGCTGCTGCTCGATCTCGCGGCGATACTGGAAGGCAACGTGCTCCATGACATGCGCCTGCGCAGCGGCCATGATGGCTTGCGCTTGGGGGTTCTGTCCCATGATTGCAGCAAGCTTGGGGTCTCTCATCGCCGTCATATGAACGGTCAAATGAGCTTGGTGGTCCTGATACATGAACGCTTTGACCGGTTTGCCGTTCATGATGGCCATGTTCTCGGTCACGGGGTCCACCGGTTTCATGTCATCTTCCGAAGGCACGATCTTTTCGAAGTTCTTAATGCCCAACACCTCAAGCATCTGCCGATGCAGGTATGCAAGGTCGTACAACTGTGGTGCGTTCTGCGCCATCTGCATGGCGGCTTGGTACTGCACAACCTTCTGCGCCATCGTGGCAGCATTCGGGTCGGACACCGGGATGACGTTGACCTGATCGTAGTCGGACTGCTTGGCTTTGCGATCCCCGTACTCGGGGTCGTAGCTGTACTCATCAGGCATGTTGTCGCGGATGATGGCCTTGAGGAGCTTGAACTCCTGCTTCATGGCGTAGTGAATCCGCGCCTGAACCGCGCTCATCACCTTCAAGAGTCGCTCCAGCACCGCCAACGTGGTACCCACTGGGGCCTGTGCCGACATATCCGAGACGTTCAAGTCCGCCGTAGCTGCGAACTTCTGGCCGTCCAGAACAATCTTGTCCATCAGCATGGAGAGCGTCTGGCTTGGCTCCTTGTAGGGTAGCGGCAGGATGTTGTCGCGGATAGCACCACTGGGCACATCCACGTCCCGAAATTCACCCGGGGCAATCGGCGTGTCATCACCTTTGATACGCAAACCCCGGGACTTCAAACCGCCGGGAAGATTCGAAAGCGTACCGGCGTCGACAAGCTGCCTCAAGAGTGAGGTAGCCGCTTGCGTGTGGCCACCAATCAGGTGGATCAACCCGAAGTAGTAGAAACCAAACCCGGGGATGTATCCGTAGTGCACGAAGTGCTGACGACGTTTCTTCAGCTTGTCGTCTTCCAGCCAATTTCTCCGAATGGCGAGTACCGTCTGCGTACCCTTCTCGATGGTCACCACATAGGGCAACGCGATCCCCGTGGGCTCTCCGTCATCGTCCTTATCCTCATAACCCTCCAAGTCCAGATCAACGTGCATCTCCAGTATCTGGAAGCGGTCATCCGCCGTGGCGTTGAAACCTTGCTCGGTGGCTTTTTGTTTCTCCACATCATCCAACACCCGGATGGGCTCACCCAGATCAACGTCCCGGTAGAACCCCGCAACCTGCAACCGGCGAAGCTCGTTCTCGGTTTTTCGCATCTTGTGCGTGACCCGCTCGGCAGACTCAAGGCTGGTGGCACCGTAGGGCACCACGATATCTTCCGAAGGAATGAACGGCGCTGTGGGCCGGTCAAGCGAGGGGTCGAAGTAGATTTTCTTGAACGCGTTGCCCGACAGGCACATCGAAATCAGCATGCGCTCATGCTCGGGGCGGTACTCCTTCATGACCTCGGTCAGTTGGTAGTTCATGTCATCCTGAACCCTGACCGCAGCATCTTTCTTGTCCGGGGTCTCTTTACCGATGATCAGGGTTTTTACCGGCCCCATCGCAGGGAAGGTCTCCATGATCGTCTCAGACTGGAACTTGACGGCACTCTCCATCAGGAGCGGGTGAAACACCCCACAGGCCCCGGGCCACGGCTCCGTCCTGTCTTCGTACTTCAGGCCCAGTAACTTCAGGCCCTTCACATAAGTATCGAGCCAATCCTTTCGGGAGGAAACATCCGACTCGTAGTCACCCAACAAATCATTTGCCAGCATCCCCAGCCGCCGCTCATCCATTTCTTCGGCAAGATTGGCCCCGAAATCTTCACTGGCCTCATTACCCGGCTCCAGTTCAATCTCCACACCGTCCACCCCAATCTTTACTGACTCGGGGTCTTCAATCTCGATCTCAATGTCCGGTGCCTCTGCGGCAAGCGCTTCGAGTCCCTGCGGTGCGCCATAGAGCGCCTTATCCATATTTGTCGCCATGATCTATCCTTTAGTAGTACCCGGCATTACGCCGGGACTTGAACCTTTTCACCGGGTCTTTTTCATCACTTGCCAATCGCAAGAACCCACCCTGCCGGAATCGCATCAGTGCCAGCGTTGTCGCATCCACCAAGTCATCGTGATCCCCCGCTGGAAACTCCGCAACCTCATCGACCAACTCCTCGGCCCAACGGGTCTGCGGTGCCCACACAATACCTGAAGCGAAGAAATCCGATACGGAATGCAAACGCGCTATCTTATCCTGCCCTTTGCTGGGGGTGTACTCCTGCACGGGGATACCCATGGCCCGCAGTTCATAGATCAGGGGTGCGCCTGAGGCTTTTTTCTCGACGATGAGCGACACCGGAGTGCGCTCCGTATTCCACCGATGGTAGTGCTCCAAGGCCACTTTCTTGAGCTCGGGGAACTCCATGCGATCCTTGAAGCTGTCGAGCACGATGATGTTGGCCGCTCCAATCGGATTGTCGTGCGGGTCTTTCTCGGGCCACCACACCCCCCACGTCGTACAGGCACTGTAGTCCGCACGGTTGTGCTTCTCGAAGGCCGTGTCCCATGACTGGATGATGAAGTCGCAGTAGGGGGGAACCTCGTCTTGCCACACCCGCCACCACTCGCGTTTGACGATGGCTCCTTCTTCCGAGGTGGGGTTCTGCATGTACTGCGCCGACCATTGGTAGGACGGCATGGAGGCTTTGGTTTTGAGAAGCGCATCGAGTGGCCACTGCTCGGGCCACAGGGACTTTTGCACGATCTGGAGGGACTTCACCATCCGCCCGGGCTCCTCCGGGTCTTCCTCCTCAACCTCGACTTCCTTCTCCAGAACGGCCGGGAACTCCACCACCTCGTACTGGTCGGCCCCCTCGTTCATGATCATGTCCTTGACCACCCGCCCCGTCAGGTCGTTGGTGGCCCAGCGTGTTTGGACAATCGCAACTCGCCCTCCGGGCATCAACCGGGTCCGAGCGCCCGTGGTGAACCACTCATAGGCCTTGTCGAACACATCAAGGTTGCCGTTGATGATGTCTTGTTCGTTGTGCGGATCGTCAATCAGCAGCAAGTCGGCTCCGCGTCCCGCGATGGCACCACCCACACCCACGGCAAAATACTCCCCACCGTGGTTGGTGTGCCAGCGTCCGGCGCTCTTGCTGTCTTGGGAGAGCTCAACGCCGTCCTTGCCCCCGAAAATCTCCTGATAGCGCTCACTTGCGATGAGGTTTCTGACCTTGCGACCAAAATCCACGGCCAAATCCGCCGTGTGCGACACCATCATGACCTTCTGCTCGGGATGTATACCGAGAAACCAAGCCGGGAAATAGTATGAAACGAGGTGAGATTTACCAAAACGGGGGGCGATATTGACCGAAATGCGATCTTTTGTGCCATTTGCCAAACATTCCAGCAGCGCAGCCAACCGTTTATGGTGTGCACCGACCTTATAGTCGGGTTCTATGAACTTTATGAACGCCAAAAGCGACGTTCTGGCCTCTTTTACCACCTTTCGGCGCTCCAATTCCGCAATCAGGTCCAAAACTTCCGCTTTCTGGGCGGCGTTGAGCTTATGCAGGTTGTTTTTCAGCGCAGAAAGGGCGGCGGGGGACACGAGAGGCCCAGTCAGGGGGTCAATTTGTCGATCAGGTCTTCAAGATGCGCAACACCTGTGGGGCTCGCCGTATCTTCTTCCTCCTCCCCATCGACTTCCTGTGCATCCTCAACCACCAGCGCACTGCCCATGTACCGTTCGAGCTTCTTTTGCAGTTCGGCTTCCAGTTCTTCGTCCGATTTGGTCTTGTGCGTGACCTCGATGCGGTCTGTGAACAGCCCCACATCCTTCATCTTGCCCAGCAACTCCAGAGCGCGGATGCGAATCTTCCCGTCGGGGTTCTCCGCTTCCAGCAACAGCTTGTTCTTGGTGAACTCCCGGATGCGAACTGCGCTATTGACGAGCTCGTGGTCGTACTCCGAGAGCATGCGATCCAGATACGTGAGAGATGTGTTGGGGTACGTTGCAAGAACCGACATGGACGGAGCCTTCACCCCTTGGTTATCCGTGAAAGCGTGGAATGCTTCACGCGCACGGTTCTTGTCCTCTTCGCTCGCCTCCTCCGGATTGGTGTTGCCCCTCAACTCTTCAAGGACTTTGGCGGTATTGCAAGCAAGCCGCGCCCGCTCCAGCATCGGAATGCCAGACAGGTTGACGGCATCAACCACCGGAACGCGTTGTTCTGGAATGATTTGCACGGTGAACTTATACCATAAGGGGGTGGGGGTGGGGGTGTGGAAGTTAAAAATAAAATAGGGTGGGGGGTGTGGAAGTTAAAGTTTTTTGATGGGGGGGGTGTTGCTATGTTAGTGGTTGCTAACGTAGTGGAGAAAAATGGGCGTCGTGGGTGCAAAACACAGCATAAGGAGGCGGGCGGGACTCCTAACCAGCAGAGGGGGGATGGGGTGCGGTGGGGTCAGGCTGGGCGTGAATGGGTGTGACATGTCACGCGCTATCGTACATCATCCATTGACATTCTATAGGATAAGAGTAGAATGGGAACCGTCGATGAAGCAATCGACACATACATCAACCACTAATTGGAGAAACAGCATGACCACGATGAAACAGGTAGTTGAGGCCGCTCTGTCCTGCGCCGATGGAATGGGCAAGATGGCTGACACGCTGCGCGGATACATGGCCGGAGTGCCAGCGGCAAAGCGCGATGAGAAGGTGAAGGAAATCTACACCGCGCTGCGCACCATCAACGGCAAGCTTTCTGCAGTGAAAGACTTACCCGAACGTGAGAACAAGGCATACGATGCTTGCCGTCAGGCCTATCGCAGATTGTTCGGCACGAAAAAACGGGGCGCGACAAAGCGTAAGGCAGGCAATGCGACGGTCACGAAAGTTACCAGCGTAGCGAAGAAGCAAGTTCAGCAGATCGCCGAAAAGCCGAAAAAACTCAGCGACACGCTGAAGGTAATGGTGGCCACACTGCAGGCCCAAGAAAAACCGGCTTACAAGGACGTGCCGAAACTCATCGCTGCTCTACAGGTCGCAATCGACCTCGCGCAGTGACCCTCCCGCCCCGCTCGAAAGAGCGGGGCTTTTTTTCGTCCGCGATTTGGGCCGCGCTCCGGCGCGGCTTTGTCGCCAGTTCTTATGGGGTCGGTGGGTCGGTGGGTGAGCGGGTGAGCGGGTGAGCGGGTGAGCGGGTGAGCGGGTGAGCGGGCGCGTGAGCGAGTGAGACGGGTTCTGGTTCCTGTGTGACATGTCACACGGAGGCGCTCGCCGCGAGGCGGAACTGGCGACGTTGGGGTGATTCGGCGGCGTGTTTTTGGCGCATTTAGGGCAGCTCTGAACGTGATCACATCTGTGGGACATGTCACACGAGTGTATAAAATTGGAGATGAAGCAACGCCCCCCCATTTTTGTGATAGTACCCACTAACTTAACCCAATTCTGAACTTGATAACATTGATAACAATTTTTCGGTTTTAGCTAAGTGCTTGATTATCTAGCAATGTTCCAAATGTTCCGAAATGTTCCAGTGACTGGCAACAATCGACTCGGGGCAGCGTGTGTTGTAAGTTGTTGTTTCTATATATATATATATGTATAACTATTATCATAGAGTAGCAATGTTCCAATGTTCCAGTAAAAATGATATATACCTCCCAGCAGAATTTTGAATGTATAAATTTATACACATATTGGCGGGGAACCTGCGTTCGGGCGCTTTTGGCGCGGTTGGGAAATTACTCATTTTCTCAGGAACATTGCTACAACCCGACTTTCCCCAGCTACATCAAGCACTTGAACGTTCCTCTTAACTGGAACATTTCGGAACATTTGGAACATTCAGCCTTTTCAAGCACTTACAGCAACTGACCGAACATATAACTTTTGACAGACCCTGCCACACCCCAAAACACGTATAAATTTTGACAGAAACCCCCAAAAACCGAGCTGCCCTAACATATGTATAAAACTTGACATATCTAGGTCTTTGTAGTAGAATGTAATGGCGTGATAGAGCGTTCTTTAACAATTCGGCAGCAGTACCCATGCAACCCTGACCGATCAGGGAGGCGCGCCGTGTGACATGTCACACGGGACAAACTCTAGGGCACGGGGTGCCCTGCGCGTAGCGAAGGCAAGTACAAAAGCAAAGGCTAACTCAATCGTCGGGAACGGGTGACATGGGGCAGTAGGTTAGGAATAGTTCGGCGGCAGTGGTCGAGCGGCTGGGCGTCGGGGTGTGACAGACCCTTCGGGTGCTTTGGGCGGTGTTTCGTTCCCCCCTTGGTGCCCTCTTTCGCCTTCCTAACCCCTGCGTGGCTAACAAGATGCAAATAAGCATCCACTACGGGCTAGAACCCCGCTGGTACAAACGCCAGAGCCGAAACAAATTACCGACTACATTCCATAGGATTCTATGGATCATTCAACAACAGCTATTCAACAGCTATTCAACAGCTATACCGCGCCTTATGTGACATGTCACACCGTCCATAGGGCGCACCCAGCAGGGCACGGGACTGTTCCAACGGGAACGGGCAATGCGGCTCGTGCTCTGCTGGGTGTTACGTTGTTTAACTTTGAGGAGAAACAGCATGGACTGGACAAACACGAAAGCAGCATGGAACGGGGAAGACTGGATATTCACAGATGTGCCGCTGAAGGCTAGCCCTAACTGGGGTGGGCGGACTTGCTTCAGCAAGTCGGAGTTGAACTACACGGGCAGCGACCCGGCGGTTGCACTGGCTGCGCTCAAGTATTGGGTGGAGCACGGGGAGTCTTGGGGGTCAGACCCGGCAAAGAGTGACCCTGTTTTTAACAGTATGGACGACCTACGCGAAGTTACGTTGTGGTACGCCGTGGGGCTAGGCGGCACGTACTACGGTAGTAAAGGGCAGTGCGAGGCAGCAGTGCGTAAGGCATATCCAGACGAAGACCCCGACACGCGCTATGGCCGCGTGTTCTACAAAACATTCTACGAGGAAGTGTTGTAGTTCAACCCGTGTGACATGTCACACCATCCATAGGGCGCATCCATCAGGGCATGGGGCAAGAGTAAAGGCAGGTTCGTGCCTTGATGGGTGTTTCGTTGTTTAACTTCAACGGAGGTGCAAGATGAAATGCTGTGTGCTGTGCGGTGCTGACGTGCATCCCAAACGCTGGGCGCTGGGCTACAACCTGTGCCTGTTGTGCGGAGAAGAGATGGCGCGGCAGGACCGGGATGAGTGGTGCGTGGTGCAGGAGTACGGCAAGGGCAACTATGTGTATGTGACGCCCGAGGCAGCGCCAGTCACGCTGCGTGAGACCAACCAGAAAAACCCGAGGTAAAGAGCAGTAACCAATCAACCAACTAAACGTCTAACAGGAGAACCAACATGAAAACGCATCTGCAATATGTTGAACCAGTCAGGTCAGCGGCGGGGACTTGGAAGCACAGTATCTACGATGGGGTAAAAGAGTTCGCTGCGCATCGTCGAATCCTCAAAGAGGTGGGGCAAAGGATCGCCAAGGCGAAAGTGATGGACGCACCGCTTGACCCTATCAAGCTAGCCAAGTTCGTGATGCAGTTCATGAACGAGGTGGGTGATTCGAGGTGGGCGGATTGCGTGAAGCCGTGGGGTTTTAGTCAGCGGATCATGCTGGCTGACCTGATGGGGCCTGAGTGGAGGGCAGCGTCGTATGAAGCACAAGCGAAATTCGCATCGCACTGGCAGCCTGTGGTGTGGGCCGATGAATCGTGGTGGACAGATAGCCCCTATTCGCTGGTGCATTTCCTGCACCAGTCGGTCGAGAATCCGGCGAACGTGGCCTATGCGGACTCGCCTGAGAAGCTGAAAGCTGGCCGGTACACCAGCACCAAGGCAGGACGCTACCTGACGCGGTTCTTCGGCGGTGACGATGGAGTGTTGACCGAGACCCAGATCAAGTACTGGGCCGAGCGTCAAGCGGCACGGGCCTGCCCCGCAGAACTTGAATTCATAGCCTCTGACGACAAGGCGGGATGGGTCAAGGTGTACGAGGACGGGCCATCGTCCTGCATGCGGGGTGCGACAAGCGTCGAGGTCTATGCCCATGCGAAGTCTGTATTGCGGCTCGCCTACCTTGTGCAAGGCGATGAGATCAAGGCACGGTGCATCGTGCGGGAGGACAAGAAACAGTACATCCGGTGCTACCCCAATACCAGCAGCATGGAAGGGCAGCTCTGGCATACGGCCATGCAGAAGGCCATCGAAGATGCGGGGTACACACATGGTAACTTCTATGGTGTCCATCTGGACAAGGTGCCTTATCCGGGTGCAAGGGATTACGAGAACAAGTTCATCATGCCGTACTTGGATAGTGGCGTGGGTAACCGGTGCGATACGTGTGTCGAGGAGTCCGGTGACGGCAAGACCTTTATCGTGGGGTCAGATGGCATAGATGCCCAGCAGCAGGACGGGTACGTGGACCTTGACGGTCAGTTCGAGTGTGACGAGTGCGGCACCAACATGCAAGAGGATGACGGGTACTTCGTGGAGTCGGAAGAGATCACGGTCTGTGAGGCCTGCTTTTCGGACCGTTTCGTCACCGCTATTGGCCGTCGAGGGCACGAGACCACCATCCGCTGCGATAACGCCATCGAGGTGGGCGGTACGTGGTACGACTTGGACTACCTGTCCGATAACGACATCTACCAGTGTGACCATAGTGATGGGTACTACGAACTGGGTGATCTGTGCAGTACGTCCCGGGGGTATATACATGTGGATCATGTGACCGCGCTCGATGAACCAGACTCAGACGGGAATGATTACGCCTTTGATGGGGATGTCGTTACCACGCACGACGGGCGCACGATCCACGAGGATGACGCAGTAACCGAGACGATCAACGGCGTCGATGTGGTGTTCCATAAGGACGACGATATCGAAGCCTACAAAGCTGAACAGGCAGAAGGAGAAGTAGCATGAAAGGCATACAGAAACTCAGGAACATCCTGCGTCTGTGCAGGGCACATGACTCCGAAGGTGAAGCGGTATTCGTGAAGAAGTACCTGCGCGGTGCCGAGGTGTTCACCGACGAGAAGCAGATGGCACTGGCCTATGTGATCGAGGTGCCGCCATGTGACATGTCACACGACGCGGAGCACAGCGAGGGTAACAACAAAGGCAGGATACTGTGGTGCGCCCACGTGGACACCATGCACCCCAAGGATGCACCCGTGCGTCAGACCATCGTGCATGACCAAGTATCGGGGTTGATCTACAAGGACGAGCGCGACACACTGAAGATGCCACTGGGTGCGGACAACGGTGCGGGGTGCTGGCTGCTGCTTGAGATGATCAGGGCCAAGGTACCGGGTACGTACTTATTCCATCGCGGAGAAGAGCGAGGCGGCATCGGGTCCGTGGGCATGACCAAGCATCACGCCGGGTTCCTCCAGCAGTTCCAGTACGCCATTGCGTTCGATAGGCGCGGGACTGGAGATGTGATTACCGAGATGATGTGCGGCAGGACGTGCAGTGATCTGTTCGCGCAATCCCTCAGCGACACGTTGAATGGGGCTGATGGGATGTTTCAGTATATGCCGGACAATACCGGGTCATTCACCGACACCGCAAACTACCGACGCCTCATACCCGAATGCACCAATGTATCGGTAGGGTATGACCACGAGCATGGGCCGAACGAAGTGCTCGATGTGTTCCATCTGTTTGCGCTGCGTGACGCATTAGTGAAGGCGTTCAAAGAGGGAACGGGTGACTTGGCTGTTGCGCGGGGCGTGGATGATGTGGACGAGTACGACAGGTACGGATGGGGTAACTACAAGAACTACCTGACTGACCCCTACGATGCCGACGCGCAGTTCTGCCTAGACCCAAGGGACTCAAGTGATGTGTGCGGTATGGACTACAGGGACGTGGTGAAATGGGTACGGATGTCCTCACCTGAGGATGTGGCCGACTTGTTGATGTCGATGGCCGAGGAAGCAGTGTATCGGGATTATGCAATTAACCATGAGGAGATATAAGATGGAAAAGCAAAAGCGCAAGATCGTAATAGCGGTGTCAG